GACTTCCTCCTGCTCGATGGCGACGATGCGATCCGGGCGAAGGGGCTGGTCAGAAGCCGGCGTGACGCCACCCGGGACTTTGCGCATGAACTTTTCGAGCGTCTGCGTGTAGTCCGCGACCGTCACGACGATCTCGACGGGCGTGCCGTCAACGCCGCCGGGCGACGGGGTGAGGGTGATGAAGCTCTTGCGCGGAACGACCGTTTTGGTCGGATCGAAAGTGGTCGTCGGGAGGGCCATTGTAGTAGTCGGTTAAGATTCGTTTCGTTTCGGGTGGATGTGCGTGAGTGATGCCGAGGGAATCCGCGCGTCAAAAAATACGTGGAAAAAAGTGAAACTCACTCCTCCGTCCGCAACAGCAGCGGCTTCAGCTTCGGCAGCAGCCGCCGGTTCGCCCGCTTCGCTGTCGGCAACGAGAACGAAAGATTCATCTGCATGGTGAAGCAGAGGTCGGAAATTTCATCCATCTGCGTGTTCCACTGGAACGGCTCCGTCAGCAGCTCCAGCGCCTCGCCGTTCAGCCCGGGCAAAATCCGACCGAACTCGTCGTGCGCGATCAGCATTTGATCCGACGCGCCATCGCTCGGCTTCGTCTCCACCGCGTCCATCACGAGCACCATCCAGTCGAGCAACCCGTAGTGCGCTTCGACGCCGTTCGGGCTCTCGCCTTCTTTGATGAACCAACTCCGGCGCCGAGCAACCCGCAGCCAAGAGCTGATTGTGCCGGTGCCGAGCCCCTTCGTGTCGTTCGTCTGGATGTCCACGAACACGAAATGCGGCAGGTCGTCTTCGCCATTGATCTTGAACTCGCCGCTCTCGCGGATCTTCAGGCCATGCAGTATCCCTTCCGGCTTCGAGTGGAAGCGCAGCCGGTTGTGAATCTCGCGGACGACGGAGGAATAGTTCATGTGAGGTGCTTCCGCAGGAACGCCTTCATCTCTTCGCGCAGGATCGTGCGGGCACGCGGGCGGAAATTTCGGACGATGTGCATCGCCCTGATGCCGCGCACGCGCCGCGCGAGCACGTAGTCGCGACCGAAAACGAGGCTGCGGTTCCAGCCGCCGATTGCGGCCCGCGCGTTGAGCGGGATGAACAGCACCTTCTTCGTCTTCGGGTAAATGTAGCCGCCGTTGCTGGTCGGCGTGCCGGCGTTGCCCGTGCCGCCCTCCAGAAACTTCATCACCTTCGAGTTGTTGAAGACGAGCCGCTGACCCGCCCCGGGCTTGGAAACGGCCCAATTGCGCCGCAACATGCCCGTCCAACGCTTCGGCGTGAGCAGCACAAGCTCGCGGTGGCATTTCCACGCCGCGATCTCCACCGGCTGATCGAACGAGCCGTCGTTGGCGACAAGCGCGATCTTCTCCGCCCGCACCTTGACCGCAATGTCGTTGGTTTCGATCCGGATCATCAGAGGACCGGGATCGCGTAGCGGTTCAGCAGATCCATCGCCTCTTTCGGGACCGTCTTCGTCGTCACCGACTCAGCCCCGCCACCCGGCATCACAACCTGCTTCTTCGAGTGCCCCGACCAAACGGCAGCGATGACCGTGCAGGCGCGGCGGACTGGCGAGGGAATGCTTGCCGAGGGCGCCGTCGTTTCGGAGCCGGAGACCGGCGCGTAGCCGAACGTGCCTTTCGCGAGAATCCGGGGCTGCATCGGGAACACACGCTCAGGCAGCAACCCGACCGAAGTGTATGCCTCGCGCGAGAACCAGCGACCCGAACGCAGGATCCGCCCCGACCGCGAAAGGTAAGGCGCTTCCGCCCGGTAGTTCGTCGTCTCCAGCACGGTCTCCGTGCCGTAGCTGTCCGCGTATTTGATTTCGGTCAGCGTCAGGATCGGCCAAGGCAGAAGGATCGTGTCCTCCGCCACCCACTCCGGCCGGATCTCCAGCGCCGTCGAGGCGTGGTTGTGATACAGGAAATCCCGACGGCAGTGCTCGTCGATGTAGCGGCTCGCGCTGTTGATCGCCGCCAACAGGTCGTCGTGGAACTCGGTCGAGCTGTTTCTGCACTCGGCCTGAACGTCGGCTAAGGTGCAATACGGGTAGGAGAGCGCGGTCGGCATGGGTTTACTTGGTGTTCAGACAGAAGCCCTGCTTCGTCTGGAATGATTTGAACGCGCTGCCGACGAATCCTCGCCGGAGCCGGTGACTCGCCAACGTCTTCTGCCGGTATTGCGCCATCGCCACATCGAAGTCGCGGACTACCGCCGCGCAGCCTTCGGACGAAGCCACCGCCAGCCGGCGAACCAGCATGTCGGTCTCGATCTTGTTGAGCGGTGACTCGATGATGTCCCGCTTCAGCTTTTCTCGGTCCATATGCAGCCTTTCGTTTCGGGTTCGGGTATGCAGCGCACGCTTGGGTGCGGCGCCGCGCGGTCAAACTATCGCCTAAAAAAGAGCGGCGAGGTTATCGCCGCTCAGAGGAGCAAGGAACTTATTCGCGCGACTTCACCGGCCGCACGGGCGGCGTCTCCACCGCAGCCGGAGCAGCCGGAGCGGGAGCGGCCTTCGCCGTGTCGTCGATGCGCTCGAACTCTTTGCCGCCGTCGTTGGCGATCAACTGTTCGGCGAGGTCGCTTTCGATGGCGAACTTGTCGCCGGGAGCGAGCCGGCCGACTTGCGCGAGGTGCGTCGGCTCAGAGCCGATGTATTTGAACGAGACTTTCATGGTGGGTGCGGGTTGGTGTTTCTTTCGGAATGACCCGCGACGGACGCCGTATAAATTCATGGTCGTTTCGGGTTCGGTTCGGGTTCAGGAGCGTCGCGAGTCGCGCAGTTCGTCCTTGAATTGTCGAGTGAAAAGTGTTCAGGCGAACACCTGTGGGGATTTGCCCGGCCCCCGCTATGACCCGAGGGCCGGGCGTCCTCGGTGGCGACTACCCCTAATCGCCACCCCGAACCTGATCGGAAATGAAACAGGTGTTCACGCGAACACTCGTCAACTTTTCCCGACAAAAAAGCCCCCACCGTTTCCAGTGGAGGCTTGAAACTGTCAGGCGGGCTCACCCCGCGGCGACTCAGGCGCCGCTGGTGAAGTTGTAGCCGATCACGGCAGCCTTCGTGCCGGTCAGCGCCTCGATGGGTTTGAAATCCCGGCGGAAGCTGGCGATGACGCTGCGCGTCTGCGCCTTCTTGTCGGAATCCGTCTCCACGGTGAAGCCCCGGCGAACGCCGACGATCCAACCCGGTTTCCAGATGATCGCCAGAGCGCCCTTCGTGGTCGTGACGCCGTCGTTCACGCCGGAGGCGTTCAGGTCCTCGCGCATCTGCGCCGAGGGCACGATGTCGATGCCGAGGATGCTCGGAGCGAGGCCGGTCAGCACGCGCGCCGTCGCCGCGTTGCCCGTCTTCTCCGCCGTCAGAGTCTCGGGCAAGCCGATGAAGTCATTGTAGCCGGCGACGCCGGTCACGATGAGCAGGTTCTTCGGGTTGAGACCCCAGCGGCCGAGCAGCTTCTTCAGCGCCCGGACGTTCGCCTCGGAGATGCCGCCCGTGGCGAGCGACATTTTGAGCGCCGATTGCGCGAGAGCGAGCTTGCGCACGCCGTCGAACATTTTGCCGGAGTGGGTCGCGCCGAGAGCGTGCGAGTCCGTGTCCTGATGGGTGGCAGCGGTGTCGCCGTTGAGGATCGCGTCCTCAAGGGCTTCGCCAGCGGCGTCGCCAAGGTCGGCGATGGTCTTCGGGAGGATCGCGATGATCGAGTCCTCGTCGGCTTCGTAGGAGTAATCCACGATGCCGGTGAGTTTCTTCGCGTTCAGCGCGAGCGTCGCCGAGCCCGAGGTCGAAGCCGTGGGAGCGGTGCCTTCGGTGGCGAGGCGGAACGTCGGGCGGGTCGTGCCGAGCGGGTAGTTGAACGGGTTGGTCGGCATCACGACTTCCGACGCCGTGAGCTGGGCCGCGAGCTGCGACTCCAGATACATGCTCTGGAGGAGGACGGACGAGATGGTCTCGTTCATCCATTCGAGGCCGGTGCCGGCGCCCGTGGTCGTGATCGCCTTGGTGCGGATGCGGTGCATCAGCGACTTCTCCGAACGCTCGGCCCGACGCTCGGCGTCGCGCAGGATCGTCTCCGGGATGTCGGCGTTCTCGGACTTGCCGGTCATCACGTTGAGGAGCTGCTTCATCGCAACCGTGAGGTTGCCCGAACGGTGGGCGATGGGCAGGTCGATGCCGGAAGCCTCTTCCTCGTGAGCCATCTTCGACTCGCGGCGCTGGCCCTTGAAGGCCGCGTCCACGATGTTCTTCACGTCGTCGGCGGAGATGCCGGGTTTGATGAGACCCTTGACCTGCTCCACCACGTCAGCAACGAGCTGCTTGGTGTCGGTCTTCTCGCCGGGTTTGATGCCAGCGACGGCGGCGTCAACGACGGCCTTGACCTGTTCGGCGGTGACGGTCTTCACGTCGGCGAACGCGGC